CATCCAAATTGGCAAGTATGAAGATGACTAATTTTCCCGATGTATTATATAAATACTTGAATAGTAAAGTTGATACTGGATTAGTGAATATTGGCGACGATTTTCTACAATGGATTAGTCAAAGTAATCTTACAGATGTAATGAAAAAGAAGATTAATGAGTATGTTAGTAGTAATCGTGCTGGATTTGAATCTTTATGGAAAGTTGTTGTAGAAATAATGTCGGTTAAAGATGAAATTATTAATCAAATAGACAATCAAGATAGTGAAATTAAATCATATATAGGCAATGAACCAGGTGGTGAAGGTTATGTATTCTCTCATCCAGAAGGTGACATTAAGTATGTTTCCCGTTCCAAATTCAGCGCTGCAAATAGAGCTGCACATAAACAACCAATTGATGAAGGTGGATGGTTAAAGCCAGAACTTACATCCAAGACAGTTTTGTCACCGGATACAATTGAAAAATCAACTGAAAAGTTCAAAGTTTTTTTGGCTGATTTGAATATGTTTTTAAGTAATATACCATTAACTCCGATTAAAGATTATCAAATCTTGGGTTCTGCTGGTTACTATAAACAAGATCAACACGATAAAGCACAAGTAACTTATGGTGATATTGATGTAATGGTTGTTATACCTATTGAAACCAATGAAGACGGAAGCGATACAAAGAAAGAATATATCAAAAATGTAATTCAATTCATTGAAACCAGTGGACAAAATTATATTGATATTGAAAGTGCAAAAAGATCTGACGGTAAACAGATTATAATTAAACTTGACGATGGGGATTGGGTTCAATTAGATTTATTATATACTACAAAAATATATAAAGATTGGTTTGCTGCTAGATTTACACCTGAAAGAGGTATAAAAGGATTTACAATGGGAGGAATGTATGCCGCATTGGCAGAAGTTCTTAATATTAGAATTGGTGATACAGGAGTAAGAGCTAAATTTAAAGATGGTAAGATTGTATCTCCAATGTTAAGAAAAGATGTTGTAGATAAATTGATATCTAATAGTCCCCGTACATTTTTAAGAGATTTGGCAGACTTTTTGGCTGGTTTATTTGGAAAGAAAATTACTGACATAGATCAAAATTTATCCACACACAGTGGTGTTAATCCAAATGATGTTAAATTAAAAGATTTAACTACAGGTGTTCTTGGATTTGCAAAAACACTTGACAAAAATGGAATTCTTACAGATTTAGGATTTGATTATGGTTCATTCATTAAAGCAATAAAAGACAAATACGCAGAAAAGATGATTGAACAATATTCAAAGAAAGAAAAGAAAGCAACTACTCCAGAAACTCAAGCATCTATTGATAAAATCAAAAAACATGCTGATATGGGAAATAAAATTGTCAATGATATATTAAAAGAATTTTTAATTACAGAAGGTGGTAATGCGGTTGCGGCTAATAGTGATTTACCAAAACAATATCTAGATTTCACAATAAAAAATGGTTTAAAAATATGGAATCTTGATTCATTAAATTATGAAATTATTGGAAATAAATCCAAACCTGTCTTGGGTGATATTGATGTTGCAATATCAACTGAACAATTGAATCAATTATTTGGTGTAAATTATGATTATGATAAAAAGATGTTTTATGATAAACTAAAACAACATGTAGAATCTAACACACCATCAACAGTTCCTACACCAGCATTTAAAATAAATACTGGATTGGATCAACTACATTTAAATGTACCTATAATTGATGAAAATGGCAATCCAGTGAAATCCACGGAAATACCAAATGAAGATGGTTATGTACAAATTGATTTAATGATTGGTGATTTAAATTTCATGATTAAATCTTTATCTGGTGCTCCCGATTCAAAGTATAAGGCCGCATTAAGAAACATTCTATTAATGAATATTATGTCTAATAGTTATGAATCTACCGAAGATCCAAATAAGATGAAGAGATATCAAATGAATTGGAAAAAGGGTCTTCAAAGTGCGGATGTTATAACAAATGAAAAGGGTAAACAGGAAAAACAAAATATAAAAACTGTTTATACCGATATGGATGATGTTGCTGAATTTTTATTTGGCGATAATGTAACATTTAATGACATTAACACTTTAGAAAAACTAATTAAATTAGTGAAAGGTAATACTTTTCGTTATAAAAATAAAAGAACTGAAATCTTGGATGATTTCAAAAAGGAATTGGAAAGATTAAAAGTAAAGTTATGAAAAGAGCAACAGGAAAAAGCAATCTTAATATCGTTAGAGATTATGTTGATGGAAACCGTCCATTTATTCAAGTGGGATATGATCCTAATTTAAATAATAGTACAAGAAAAGAAGGTGAAGAATGGGAAGATGGACAAGGTAATAAATGGATTTGGAAAAACAATACCAAAAGAAAAGTATCTAAATGTGGTCAAATAAAAATTGATCAAAGATGTAGCATTTGTAATGCTGATATGAAATTTGGTAATTATTTAGACGATAGATTTTATCCTAAAACAGGTAAATGTTATGATTGCAGTATTTCATTTGATAGTAAATTAAAAGCATTGGGAGTATATGGCGATTATGAAAAATATAAAATATACAACAATATGCTTTCTGAAATGAAAGATTTTAAGAAAAATATTACTGACAGTATTGAATACTTAGAAAAAAATACGAACGAAAAATTACAATTTTTCAATGATGATGGAAGTAGTGAATTTTGGACGGATGATACTAATCAAATGGTTAAAGTTTTATCTGATTTGAAAAACGATTTAAAAGATGTTGATGAAAACATCGCAAAAGCCAATGAAGAATTGACGAAATTAAATTATAATCCAGAAACCGAGAAACAAGCAAAACAAATGGTTTTGGATGGATTAAATCAATGAGTACACAAAAAACACTTAAGGAAGTAATTAAAGAGGAATATAAGAAATGTCTTGTAGATCCAATTTATTTCATGAAGAAATATGTTAAGATTCAACATCCTATTCGTGGAACTGTAAACTTTGATTTGTATGACTTTCAAGAAAAGACTTTAACTGATTTAGTAAATCATGATTTTAATATTATATTAAAGTCTAGACAGATGGGTATTAGTACATTAACCGCAGCATATAGTTTGTGGTTAATGGTATTTCACAAGGATAAAAATGTTCTTTGTATTAGTATTAACCAAGAAACATCTAAAGAAATTGTTACCCGTGTTCGTTTTGCTAATGACAATCTTCCATCTTGGTTGAAAGTAAAAGAACAAGAAGATAATAGATTGAGTTTAAGGTTAACAAATGGTTCACAGATTAAAGCCGTATCATCTGCTGGTACATCAGGTCGTTCTTCTGCATTGTCATTGTTGATTATTGACGAAGCCGCATTCATTGATAACATTGCAGAAATATGGTTGTCTGCTCAATATACATTAAGTACTGGTGGTAGAGCTATTATGTTAAGTACACCAAACGGTGTTGGTAATTTCTTTCATCAAACATGGATAAAAGCAGAAGCGAAGGAAAATGAATTTAATACAATTAGACTTCCGTGGAATTTACATCCAGAGAGAGATCAAACTTGGAGAGATAAACAAACAGAATTGTCCGGTGTTAAAGGTGCGGCTCAAGAATGTGATTGTGACTTTGCAACTACTGGTAATGGTATAGTTGATGCGGTTACTATTGATTTTTACAAACAAAGTAAAGTTAAAGATCCAATAGAAATGAGAGGAATTGATCATGGATATTGGATATGGGAATATCCTGATTATAGTAGAAATTATATAGTTAGTGCAGACGTTGCTAGAGGTGACGGTGGTGATTATAGTGCATTTCAAGTAATAGATGTGGAATCATTAACACAAGTTGCTGAATATAAAGGGTTGATAGGAACCAAAGAGTATGGTAATATGTTGGTTACGGTGGCTACAGATTATAACAATGCTTTACTTATAGTTGAAAATGCGAATATTGGTTGGGCAGTATTACAACAAATAATAGATAGACAATATCCAAATACGTTCTATAGTAGTGCAGACTTACAATATGTAGATGTTGAACGACAATTGACTAATAAAATTAACAGAGATGAAAAGAAGATGATTCCTGGATTTACTAATAGTCAAAAGACTAGACCATTATTGATATCAAAGTTAGAAACTTATTTTAGAGAAAGATCAGTGGATGTAAGATCTATTAGATTTATGGATGAATTGTCAGTGTTTATCTGGGACGGTAATAAAGTAGCAGCGATGAAAGGTTATAATGATGATTTGGTAATGGCAATGAGTATTGGTTTATGGGTAAGAGATACTGCATTAAAACTAAGACAACAAAGTATGGAATTAAATAGATCAATGTTGGGTGGTATTACAAGAATTGGTGGCTCTCAAAATGTTTATAAATCTCAAACTGTTAGTAGTCAAGAAGCATGGCAAATGAAAACAGGAAAAACTACAGATAAAAAAGAAGACCTAACTTGGTTATTGTAACATATTTATATATATAAAACTATGGCAAACGAAGAATTTCAAATTTTAAAACAAAGATCTTTATATTCAAAGTTAAAGAGACTTTTTTCAACCGATGCGGTAATCCGTAATGTTGGTGGCAAGAAGTTAAAGGTGGTAGATACAGATGAAGTGATGTATGCTACTGACCGCAATACACTTAGAGATCGTTTTAACAGAGTTAGAACATCTTCATATAATCAATATAGTAGAGACTTTACATTAAGTTATCAAGCTGCTCGTATTGAATTATTTAGAGATTACGACACGATGGATATGGACCCGATTATATCATCTGCGTTGGATATTTATGCGGATGAATGTGTAACCAAAAATGAATTGGGTGAAATTCTTATAATTCATTCAAGTAATGATAACATCAAACAAATTCTTTATAATTTGTTTTATGACATTCTTAATATTGAATTTAATATGTGGAGTTGGACTAGAAATCTTGTAAAGTACGGTGATTTCTATTTAAAAATGTATATTAGTCCAGAATATGGCGTATACATGGTAGAACCTATTAGTGCATATAATGTTACCCGTGTAGAAAATAGTGATTTGACAAACAAGAACTATGTTAAGTTCCAAATCAATTTGCCAGAAGGTGGAAGATTGGAAGAATTGGAAAATTATCAAATTGCTCATTTTAGAATGTTAAGTGACAGTAATTTTATTCCATACGGTAAGAGTATTATTGAAGGTGGTAGAAGAGTATGGAAACAATTATCATTGATGGAAGACGCAATGTTAATTCACCGTGTAATGCGTGCTCCAGAAAAGAGAATTTTCAAGGTTGATGTTGGTAATATTCCACCAAGTGAAGTGGATCAATATATGCAAAAGTTGATGGATAAGATGAAAAAGGTTCCATATATTGATGAAAGAACTGGGGATTATAATTTAAGATTTAATCTACAAAACATGGTAGAAGACTTTTATCTACCAGTTCGTGGTAGTGATAGTGGTACTAGCATTGAACCATTGAGTGGTATGGAATTCAATGGTATTGACGACATTGAATATCTTCGTAATAAGATGTTAGCAGCATTAAAGATTCCCAAGGCATTTTTGGGTTACGAAGAAGATTTAAGTGGTAAAGCAACACTTGCAAGTGAAGATATAAGATTTGCTAAGACAGTTAATAGAGTACAAAGAATTTTGATTAGTGAATTGAATAAGATTGCAATGGTGCATTTATATTCACAAGGTTATAAAGATTCATCATTGGTTGATTTTACATTAGAATTGACAAATCCATCTGTAATTTTTGAAAAAGAAAAGATTGGTATTTGGCAAGATAAAGTGAATCTTTCTAAAGATATGATGGAAACCAAATTATTTAGTAAGAAGTGGATATACGAAAATGTATTTAAGATTTCCGAGGAAGATTCTGATGTACAAAAGAACGATTTAGTAGAAGATGCAAAACAATCTTATAGATTTAAACAAATCGAAGAAGAAGGTATTGATCCAGCCAAACCATTCAATAAAATCAAATCAGAAGAAGATAACGAAGAATCAGGTGGTGGTGAAATGGGAAGTGAACCCGATGCAGGTGGAGAAGCTGGTGGTGCTGCACCAGACGCTGGTGGCGGAGAAGCTGGTGGTGCTGCACCAGACGCTGGTGGTGGAGAAGCTCCTGCGCTTACAGAAAAATCATTTAGATCATATAAAAGACCTTCACAAAAAGGTTCACATAAAAAGAGAAAAGATAATACATTTGGATATGATCCATTAGGAAGCAAAGAAAATGTATCAAAATCACAAACAGATCCATTAAGACAAGGATCTAAGTCTAAATCGGTATTGAGTTTAGAAGGATTAAGTGACTTTTTAAAACCTACTTCTCAAATTAAATCGGAATTATTACACGAAACAAAAAGTCTATCATTGTTAGACGAAAAAAACATTATTGAATAATGATTGTAAATAGTATATTAA